AGTTATTGTTACAGTATCAGCATTTAATAATTTATATGGCTGTGTAGTAATCTCACTGGTACTATTAAAAAATCTTACTGTTTTAGCAACCACAGCATTTATTACCGTTGGTATTGTTTTTGTATATGTGTTACCATCTGCACCAGCAAAAGATACTATTATATTACAATTACCTTCAGCAATGGCTGAAGCAACTCCAGAACTGTCCACCGTTGCTATATCTGTATTATCCGATGCATATGTTAATGTAGGATTATCTATAGTATTACCCGAATTTGTTATTGTAGTAGTAATTTGCTGTGTTGTCCCTGCATCAATATTAATACTTTCCGGGGAAACTGTCATTGTATAATTGTAAAAATATGATCCTGAAGGTATCTCATTTATAAGATCGTCACCCTCCTGAACGGTATCTATGTCTGCTGTAATCTTTAAAAGTCCCTCCAGACTCAAGTCCAACCCTGTAACCTTCCAAGCACTTTTCATTTTAATAAACCTGTCATTTATTTTTATTTGATTTGTTGTGACACTGAGGGGCACTGTCACAATAATAGTACCTGTAGGCAAAATAACTGTTTGTCCAGTAGTTACGTCTATAGTCTTTGTTTCTATATATCCAGTAACAACATTCATAGATGTATTAATGCTAAAATTAATGTTGTAAGGGCATTTTCTAACTATATATTTATTATATGTATCCTGGTTATCCTCTTCATTTTTTGTGATTACCAGATAATTTATATTTCTATGTTTGATTACATTTCCCTGCTGCAAATATGTATTTGTGAGTAAATACATTGTATCTATTCCCTTATTTTTATCATCAATTTTGTGGAATAGGCCAGTATATACATCTGTGGGATTTGTAGATATTGTAAATTCTTCTCCAAATGTATTCTCTACAATATTGTAAGTATCACCAATATTAAAATAATTATCTACCATTATATTATCACTTCCTTAGTCTGTAAACATATATACAAAACTTGCTCCAGTGCCATCATCAGAATCATCTGAACTCATTAGGCGGATTTTCCTGTCAAGTGCATCTATACGATCATTAATATTCTTTGAAAATTGGCTAATAGTCATATCATCATTCTTAATATTTCTCATGTATTGAGGATTATTTGCTATAGACTCCAGTATTGCCAATGCAGTCCTATATATATTTTTCTTATTTATATTGCTTGTTGGAGTGTATTCTTCAGTTGCAGTTAAGTTATTTTCTTGTAAATATATATTCAATTTATCATCATCAAGGGTAATTCCTTCTATTTCCATTTTTAATCTATCTATATTTGTCATTGTATTACTTCCTTTCATATATAATAAAAGCACCCAACAAATTGTTAGATGCTAAATGCTATTATTGAACTTTATTTATTATTTCCTCAAATTTATTCATTATTTGATTAAATGTATTATCAGGAATTTCTTCTAATTTTAACTCTCTAATACCATAAATATCTTCAATATCTTTTAAAAATTTTTCTATTTCTTTAATATCTTTTTTATAATATGGTGCTAATACAACCGCTATAGCAATATATAAACCACCTTTTAATTCAACATCATCATATAAAATTCCTCCATAAATTGGCATTGAATCACATTTAGATGCTAATTTATAATCATCTATTCCAAAGATTCTTCTAAATTTATGCTGTAAAGATAAATAATTTTTTACCATTTATAAATCCTCTCTCATTTATTATATTTTAATCTTTTAATAGATCATCCATTGATTCTTTGAGTTTATATTGCTCATAATATTTTCTACCCTTTTTATCAACTATTTTTAGTTCTCTTATAACTATAGGTTCAATTATACCCATATTTTCTCTATATTTTTTATATGAGCAATTTGCTTCTACAGTTGTTTCTTTATATTCAGTTTTTATTCTCAAAGTATCATTCCATCTATGTATTTGACATATAATTTCTTGACCATTGTACATAAATGGAGGATATTCAAAACTATCAGTTATCATAAAATCACTTCTTATTATTCAATAGAATATTCTATAAAATTATAAAAAATCCTCCTGGTATACTAATTTTTTAAAAATAAAAGTATTAATTTTACTACATTCTAGCAAATACATATTCGTAAATTTGGCTTTTAAGGCCATTAAAATATAAAAGAGGTATAATTTATATACCCCTGAATTTAATTGCTCTTATATTGGCCATATGAAGTTATTGCCCCGGAATTAAGATTTTTTTTGGTGCGTGAAAAAAGTAGTCTACTAAAGCCCTATTTTAAAGGAAAGGGGGAACCAAATTTTAAATAAAACCAAAATTTTAAGTAGTACCTTACTTAATTTTTATACATTTATTCTAATCTTCATAAACGATAATGTGTTTCAACTGATATGCCAACTTCGCTAAAGATTATTTTTACGAAGTTCATACTACTATTAAAATAACCTTCTATCCATTGGTATCACTGTATTTACTCCAACTTCGCTACTTTTTTACATAATTAATCTTATTGAGAATAGCCAGAATTACCAATTATTTTACCTAATTATTACCATTTATTACATTTAATATAGTATCTATACCCATTTATTAACAATGTATAAACTTGCATAATTATTGCATACTACTGTATATTATGTATGTTCTGCCCATATCCAGTTACAATCTAATCAATAATCATTATCCATTAATATCAACTTTTTTAAAAAAAATTTAATTAAATTAAAAAAATTTTTAAAATTGCCATAACAAATAAAACATATGTAGTATTAAATACTACATAACATAGTTTTAATAACTTGAATATATCATATTCATTACTAAATGGAAATCATTATCACCTAGTGGAATCTATGAGCATACATTATTTATATGCTATTCTCTTTAGTTTCTGAAGTAGTTCCTTTTTCTGTAGTAGTACCTTTATTTACAGTAGTGCCTTGGTTATCCTCCTTGCTTACCTCTTGCCCTGCCTGTATTGCCTTGATCTCCGTCTCTATGTCATTCACATATGGACTATGCTCAATAGCCGAATCAATTGACATTAGTTTATTATTATATAGATTAACTATATTATTGACTAACTCTGTTTCATTTGATGGTATACTCATATTAAAGGTACAATCAACCAATCCATCAACCTGTATACCTTTATACTGTAATAACTTCTCTATCTGCTGCCACCTATCATAATATCCTTCTTTAAGATATTCAGCAGACATACTGCCCTTTAATACTGGAAGTGTATACATCATTCGTATGCTTTCCTCTGCTAAGTTAGCAGGATTACTGCTCCCATTCATTGCAATACTCGGTGTCATGCTTATATCAAGTAGACTATTCATAAGGATTTTATATAGTTCCTTGAGTGAATTTATATCCATCTTACTCAATACCAAATCAAAAGAACTATCATTATCCAGTTGTAATACATTTCCAACAACCTTCTTATCTATTGCACCATTGCCATCTTTATCTATATTTAATTTAGTACCCGTCACAACGGGTAAAGGATTTAAAAATTTATAGAATGAATCATGGTATTTACTAAGCAAATCTTCCATTCTATCTATAATATTTACATAATCCTCCAAATCGGATCTGCCCTGTGTTGTATCTTCTTCATTCTCTTGTTTTACATATATCACTGGCAACCCTGATAAATTTTTATATGTATTCCTTAAATATAAGCCATTACCGCCTTGATTGTCCCATTGTTCCACTCTATCTGGATAGAATACATTATAGTAACTTATGCTGCTTGCTTGTATTGTGTAATGCTCTATAAAGGCTACATAATCCCCCGTATCTGTATAAACAGGGTATGAATCCTGGGGCTGTATTAATTTACTTTTAATTATACCATTATCATTAATAAATAAGTATTCTGCAACCATACCATATTTATTCATCTTATCAAGTATTTTACTATCTGTATTGTTAAATCTTCCCTGTTTGTATACATCATTAACCGCATTTAAAGTATTTGCATCCTCACAGGTTAGTGTAATTGGATTCTTCAATAAAAAACTCTTCTGGAACGCCAATAATGGTTTAGCATATTGTAAACATATTTTAGTAGTTTTAAATGTTCTACCATTGTAAACTGTATCAGGTCTATTTAATATTGCATGGCTGCCATCCAGGTATTCTTGTATATTCAATATATTCATAATCCTGTCTTGATGTATGTATTTATTACATTCTTCTTGAAACCACGTTGGTTTCCCATTATAATACAAATTTATATATTCTTCTAAATTCATTCAATCAAACTTCCTTTCTATTTGTAAAGTTCTAAAAGGACATTACATATTTGTTTTACACTCCCCAACTTTGGGTTTTGCTCCGACTGAGAGTCCGAACGGATTTCCCTAAATCGGCGTAAACTTACGCTTATTTATACATAACTCTTACCACTCTTCAACGCTTGTACTGCTAAAGACAAACTGTCCACTAAATCATCATGATTATCCGATCCTTTAGCATTTCCAAAACTTCCATTATGTTCTTGAAATATACGCATCTGATCCAATGTATCTCTATCATTTACCAATATCATCCCAGTTTCAAAGGATTCTTTCAAGTCCATTACAAGTTTGGATTTACTCACATTGTCTGTATACCAGCCATAATTATACTTGCTTTTACCTGTTATCTTATCAAAATGTTTATTTCTAAGCACATTTATATATCCCATTTCTTTTCTTAGTCTGGTAATTAAATCTAATCCATATGTATTACGTTCTGGCAATAGCAATGCATAATTAAAGTAATAGCCTAAATCATAGCAAATTTGAGCGAATTTATATACTGGTACATCATTTCTATTAAGCGTACATACCTGTTCCCCTGAACTATCCAGTACACAAATAGATGATGCATCCTGCTTTAGTCCTGCTGACGTATCTATTCCGCCAAAATATCTCTCTGTTTTCTTTACATCTTTATAAATATTCAGGCCATTGCCATAATAAATTTGTAAACTTACCGGCAACGGCTTTATATCCTTTATATTTAATATTTTAGGTATATAATTATACCTTTCTGTAATTGTATTTGCATCAAACACGCCAGTATCCTCACTCTGGAACATTTCTTCAGGTGTTGCCGGGAACTCCTGTTTGAATTGTTTTTCCGGTATATCTAATAATTTCCATTCTCGCCACATGATTTGGAGTAGACTAGCACCTTTGTTCTTTAAATCCTGCTCAAGTGGAGTAAGATCCTTAGTTTCTAGCCTCCGACCATGATTCCATGATTGTGTCCATACCTCGGCTTCTTTGTATTCATCATAAAATTGCTTTTTATCTGCATACCAAGGGAAGAAAAATGCTTTGTACCTGCTATGCCCTTTATAAGCATTGGTGAATAAACGATAGTAATTATTACTTACCCCATGTGCTGTGGATTCAATTATTAGTTTTGAATTCTTATCCTTAGCCAAGGATTGTTCTAATGCTAATAATCCCTTTGTATCCTGCTCATTTTGCCAGTATGCGAACTCCGTACAATGGATAAAATTATAAGTTGCTCCCCTGCCTAGTTCTTTAGTTCCCACTGTACTATTTGTTATCCTGCTGCCATTATCCAATAATAATTCATGCCTATTGAATTTACGTGATTTAGAAGTATATTTATCTGGTATACTTTGGTACATTTTTTGAAGTTTAGTGTATACCTCTGACACTGAATCACCTGAATAACTAAGCACAATACAATTACTATTAGGTTTTGTAATAGCCGTATACAATATTAATCCCAAACTTAAAGTTGTTATACCCAACTGCCTGCCTTTACCAATAATACTAAATTTGATATTATTGTTGTATATTTCCCGAACAATTTCCTTCTGTTGCTCATTAAGTTTAAAAGGAATTAATTGAGAATGGTTGTCAACTATCTTAACAAAATTTTTCAGCCAGAGAATAGGATCATTATTAATTTTATCTAATTTCTGCTTATATGTAATAATAGCCATATCATATTAAACCCCCTTTAATCCTCCGTTATGTCCAAATCATCTTTATTTTCTTCTTGGCTCTCGATATCATCGACATCTGATTTTTCTAATGTATTAGATTTTTTCTTTATTTCTTTCTGGAGCAATAGAAATGTTTTTACTGCTTTATCATCCCCCTGTAGTGCTTTGTCCCTTACAACTTCATATATTTTATATAAATCCTTGTTGCTTTGTTCCTGCATCATTAAGTTATATAAGGTTAAATATTCGTCTGTACTCTCCCAACCTTTAAAGAGTTTCATACCCTTTTCAGTTATATATTTTTTATATTTCTCCATAAATTGATCTCTAGTCATCTCACTAAATTTTGTATACATATTATCTATCTTATTTACAAAACAAAAATAAAGCCATCTCTTATGGCTTCTACGTTTTAATTTATCCATCTCAAATTTAAATGTATTTCCATATTTCATATAATAATCTCTCCTTTCATTAAATTTATCGTTCATAGAGCCTTTCTAAGCCATGTTTATGCCATTAGAGGTATAATTTTATTAGTCTAGTACAAATAAATATATATATATTGCCCCGTTATCCCTCAAAAGGACAACAAAATACAACGTGACGCTCTCTGCGACACTATCAATAATCTGCTCACGTTCAGAACGGTAACGAAATGTAATCCCCTAAAATCTACAAACTTTGTTTTTCTCCAATACCTGTCCCCTGATTTATCGGGGGTATACTACACGTACATATATAATATCTTTATATAAGGATAAAAATTTCAGTGTTTTTACAAACTAAGATTGTAGGTATTGCAACGGATTGAAGAGTTTTTTTTTGTAAAAAAGAGGGTTCGAAATTTAGGGATTATAGAATAAGGGGAATTTCCACTTACCTCAGGTACAAGTATTTAAATTCAATTTCATCATTTCCTGTATCTTCATAAAATGGGATATTAAAATATTTTATCTGATCCTTATCAATACAAATGGTTTTTTTCTTCTTGTAATCATTAAATATGAAATATTTATTATTGAATTTCTCTTTGTCATCTACCTTATAACTTTCTAATGCAGGATTATTATTCAACCAGTCAACAAATTCCGTTGATTCTGTTGCAGTTGTCCAAATATCTAATTCCTGCCTGAAACCTTTAAGCATCACATTTATTAAAACTAAAGTTGTATCTAAATCTATTTTATTTTTATTAATTTTTGCCATATATTAAAATCTCCTTATCATATTCAAAATTAAATTATTTTTCTATTGCTTATGTATTACTTATTGTGTTTTTAAGATCGCATGAAATCAATGCCTATCAGCCTCAAAGTTGACTATCATACCGGTATACCTATACAGTCAACTTCAAAATTAAATAATTTGAGTAATTTTTTGTATAAGAGTCCGTAAATAAAATAACCCCCTTTTGGTGGGGCTTATTTATTTACTCATTTAATATAAAAAGTTGTCACTTCAAAACTATATTAAAGAAACTATTTAATTAGGTTTTAAAGTGACAAATTAATTTTTAAATATTATATGTATCAACTTCATTTAATAAATAACTCCAGTATTCCTCATGTTCATTGTGTTTTTTAATTTTATATTTGTATTCCATTAGTTCAGGGATATCAACAATATCTTTGTTTTCATATGTATCTTTAATCTGGTCTTTCTTATAATTTTCCTCATTGATTTTTTTATCTTGCTTTTGCAAATTATTATAATAATTCTTATGATCCTTCTCATATTTTGCTATTACTAGATCATCAGTATGTAAGTTGTAACCTTTAAAGGATATAAGTTTATTAATTAAATTCTGCTCATTGCCATTTTTATCTACTATTTTAAATAGTTTCTCCAGCCTATCTATTATTTTATTATTCAATTGTACTTTTTTTTCTTTTATTTCCTCGTATCTTTGATTGATTGCTTTTCTATTACAAATCAAATAATATGCTTCATAATACCAGTCAAAAGGCAGTTCTTTGTAAACTAATTCCCTAAATTTTTTATACATTCTTTCACCCAAACAAAATATATCTTTTTTAGTCTGCACACCATAGTAGTCTAAAGTATCTCTTTCTGCCTGCAAAATCCACTCTGTTTCCTCATTTGTTGCACATCTTCTATTAATAATTTCTTTTTTATTTTTATCCTTTTTAATCTCTGCAACTACATATTGTTTATTAGGCAGCAAAATACAACGTTTTTCCATGCTATTCAGTGCCCTTTCAATAATTCCTTTAAATTCTTGTCTTGTGGAAGAATAAAAATTATATATTGCCGGCATCTCAATTTGCAGGACATCACTCAATTCTTTCTTTTTGTATGTGCCTATAGAATATGTATTATTTGCAAGTCCAAGTATATTAATTAATTCAGATATGGATAATCCCACTCTATTACCACCCTTATTAATATTGTGCAATTTATAGTGTATGTAATAAATTAATATGTCCTGAATTTCATCTACGTATTTGCTATTGTTACCCTTATGTATTGGCTTTGGTAATGGATTATTGTAAATTTCATCAACTACAAATTTTCTTCCATCTTTATGACATTTCATATACCTACTCCATTCTTTTAATTGTAATTGTTTTGATTTACCAGTTTTAATCTTTTCATTCATCAATTCACAAAACTCCTTATAATTTTTAATTGTTTGTCCAACTTTTATATTATCTATATTCAATATTATTCCCCCAAACATTACCGTATAACTTTTTTAGTTCTATCAGACGTTTTAATGCTATCTCAAACTCGGGGGTCTTAACAAATACAAATGTTTGTCTACCTCTTGCATCTAAAATTTTATCGTAATGATAGCCAAGGTAAGATAATGCTGTTGCAAGGCTATATTTATTAATATTATAAGTTACTTTATTTTCCATTTTATTTACCTCCTGTATTGTTAAAATAAGGACTATGCAAAATTGCATAATCCTCATTAATTTTCTATTTGAATATTTTATTTATTAATCTATGTATTACATTTTTCTTCTTGTTTATGTATATATTATGGTCTTTACAAATCTGTGACCATTTCAATTCCCCGGGATCATGCTGTGCTCTGTAGCATCCAAAGAATTTCTTTTCCATTTAAACATCTCCTTATCCTAATAATTTAATTAAAACTACAATTTTAATACGTGCTATATATTGCACTATTTCGGTAACTCCATGCTAAAGAAAATATTTTAGTGTCCTGCTCTGGGACACCAGTACCAATATTAAAGTTCCCTATTTTTTCGTAATCCTTCTGAGGGACATCCAAATCAATATTAAATAATTGTGATAATTCTTTTAATTTTATATTTGTAGATATTAAATTCCAATCATCCATATAAATCTTACCTTTAAGATTGTATTGATCTTGCAGGTCCAAAAAATATTCTTGATTGTGCTGCTCTAATACTTTTATTAATTCGGGATATTTCAATACCTCTCCAATATAATAAGACGCTAATTTACTATTAAATTGGTAGTGCAAGTATGTAGAATCCACACACAATAAAATGGCTTGTTGCTCCGGCGTGAATTTATTTATATCTATATTCAATATGCTTAATACCATTAATAGAGTAGAACCGGCGTATTTTCTTGTATAGTTCCATCTGCTAATATTACAATACCTATTCAAATTAATGCAGTCCTCATTTTTATTGTCTGTGACGTGATTAGATAAGCATTTACCATTACAGATATCCATATCAACTCCAATACAATTCTTTTCTGTTGTTGTATTGGATTCCCTATAAATACTGTAGAAGTCATAGAAATACTTTATCGGCCATCCTCTATATTTTGTTAGATAGTAACAACTAAACAAACTATCCAAATCATCACTTAAACATAAATTATATTCACCTCTTATATTTACCCATTCAGGTAATTTATTTCTTATGCAATCGTTCATGCTGTTTAGAGAAATAAATAAAATAATTTCTCCAATTCTTCTAAATTCTATTCAATTTTTACATTTTTATTTCTCTCCTTTAACTCCATTCGACTCCATTTTATTCCTGAAGAAATGGAGTCATGTATTATTAATTCTCAAAATTACACTTCCTTTCATTATTAATAATTTTTATGCTTATTTTTTAATTTTCTAGCATTATTATTTTTTGCTTTTAATTCCATCATTTCCATCTTTGTATGCTTTTTATGCCCTGCTTCCATTAATCTTTCTTCGCTTTCCCTTAGAAATTTTTGTAATTTATTTTCAAATTTTTCCTGCGGTGTCAATTTTCTTTTTCTCATGCTATCACCCTTTTATTTTATATATTCAAGGGTACACAAAATGTGTACCCTTTGAATTGTGGCTAAAATAACCACAATAACCACATTTAAATTATGTATTATGCACTTATTGTAAATGTTGCCAATGCCTTGGAATTAAGTACTTTTATTGTTGCTTCGGCAATTACCTGTCCTTTTACAGAATCACCTGTTTTAGCCAGTATTTCGGAGAATGGAGTTCTTAAAAATCCCAACCTTACATATGTAGGATCAAACACAATTAAACTTCCTTCTGGTATATGCCTATCCAATATTAAAGAAACATGGCCAAAATTTGTATTGATACCATTTGCAACCAGTCCAAATTCTCCCTGTGGTGCATTGTAGTTATATTGTGTATTGTAAAAGCCGTCTATCTTTTCCTTCAGATCTGCATTACATAGTGCTACATATCCATTAGAACCTAACCCATTGTCCCACAATTTTTTTACTGTAGATTTAAATACCTCTTCTGTAAAGGCATCTCCGGATGCTTCTGTTATTTTATTTCCTGCATCTACAAAATTATAAATACCATCCATATGCCTAACAAAAGGTGTAGCAGAGCCATCATTTTTTATGCCATTTATTAATTTATCTTCTAAATTAACTTTAAGTTCAGTTAAACGATCAGCCATTTCACTGGTGTAAAGGTCTGCAATTCCAGTTATGCTGCTTGCTTCTGCGGTGCCTGAAACACTTACTGCCTTCTTAAATATCTCGCAGTAATTTGATTTTGGTACTCTTGTACTGGATTGAAACACAGTTGTTTCAGATCCTTCAACCTGGCTTATATCCTCCGTTGTGTCAAGGCTTTTTTCCCTAAAATATACAAGTGGTGCAGTTTCTTTGTCTACTTGCCCCCTACCCATAAGTAAAGTTGTCAAGGGTGTATCTAAAGGCTGAGCAACCCCCAATTCACTCATTAAATCGACATTTTCATTTTGTAAAAAATCTTTTGTCTGTATCATTATTACATTACTTCCTTTCTTTTTTATTAGTTTTATTTATTAAAAAAGCAGTAGAATTTTATCTACTACCTAATCAAATCAGTTATTAATTTTATTTGAATAATTTACTCATTTTTGCCTTGAGCATCCCGGCAACATCACCCTTTTTTTCTGCTTCAGAATATGCTGTTTGTGCTGCTGTGTGTTCCTGTGGCTTGTACCCATTATCAATATCACTTTTTTTCTTTAGTTCTAGCAACTTATTAATTTTATTTGATGCCGACTCTATGTCGGTACTATCTGCCACCAAATCAAACATATCTTCGCTCAATCCATTCTTCAGCATTTCCACCTTAATACTGCTCTCCAGATTGGACTTAGTAAGAGACTCAATTTGCTTTTTCTGCTTGTCTAAATTTTCTAATTGCGAATTACTATCATTTAATTTGGTTGTGAAATCCTCTATTTTAGTGTTATATTCCTTTAAAATTTCCTGCACTTCTTCCTTTGTATAATTATCTTTTTCTAATTTCATATAAATATCCCTCCAAAAATTCATCAATTTTATTTATTTTATTTTTGCTTAAATATCGGCCATGTATAAAATGGCTCATGTCTGTTCCTGTTAATCCTACTTGTTTTGCTATAAACGTATAAGTAATTCCTTTATAATTTTTTAGGTACTTAATTTGTTTTATGATCTCATCCTTTAGCACCTTCCCTCACCTCTACTTATTAATTTTATTAAATTTATTTGCAACTTTTTAGGCATAAAAAAAAAGAGGTAAAAAAATACCTCTATTATATATACAAAATTAAGGCATTTAACTAATCTATTAAATACCTGTATGGCATTATTCCCCATACGCATCTAGTTATTCGCTTTGTTTTGGCGGAGGCGAGGCTTGAACTCGCATGAACATACTAGCAAAAGTTACCATAAACAATGACACACAAACCCTCTTCAAAGCAATTAAAAAAAGGTTTATGAGTAAAGGAACCTAGTTAATAAATAACTAGAATCAATTATCCTAATGGATAACTCATTTTAATTATTTATTCTCTTCCCTTAAAGTAAATTAACATCTATCCCCTCCAACCCTAGTGATACCAACAGTTTGAGGGGTATTTCTATTACTTCACATATTTTTATTTCTAATCTTCTTCATACTCTCTCTCTGCCATTTTAATTGCATTTCCCTGGCACACTGCGGGCAGTATTTCTGCTTTGGACTCGGGGCATCTCACATTCTTATTAATTTTATATAAGATACCCCAACGATTTATTATTTAGGAGGTAATTATTAATTTCATATTTTGGGGTAGACTAAAGGGAAAAATCCCATTAGTCCTGTGTTATTTCTTTAATAAAATATGGAAATTTCTTGATTATCCATAATTATGTTATAACCACCACCGGGAATTTTGTCCACCTTCCAGATATTATCTAAATCAACAAAAAAACAGCAGGGATTATCATCTTCATCCCTATTTCCAAAATAAATTTTATTGTTTTTTATTTCCAAATCTAACTCTGGTATTCCAAATATTTTACATATACCTCCACCCAAATCCACCTCTATTTCTTCACCTTTCAATTTTTCCATTTCATGTAAAAAATCTACAATACTGTAAAAATTCTTATATGCCACTCCATTTATTTCTTCTTCTATTTTTTTAAAATCCAAAATAATTCCTCCTCAAATATAATATACTTATATTATATTATATTTGGTGTTATAAGTCAATCTATCTAATTTATCTCACTATTTTTATTAATTTTATATGGATTACTCTTAATAACTCTCTTTTATTAATTTTATATGGATTATATAAAATAAAATTAAGTTCTGGAGTTTCTACCTTATGCCCCTGAAAAACCGATTTTAAGAATCAAGTAAAATCAACGTTTTCCGAACTTCAATTTTCTCAAATTTCGCTTTTAAGCCCCGTTTATTTCTAAAGAGGTATAGTTGTATACCTTTAATTTTACTATGCCTTAAAATGGCTCTATGAAGAATAAATTTTATGTTTAAACTGGCCTCAACCTGTAGGTCAGTTAAATACTTTTTTGGTTTTATTAATATTTTACAATTATATAATTTCATTCCTATACAAGTATTATAATATTTAATTATTCTTATTTATTTAATTGCACCCCCATTTTGGCGGATCAGACAAAGCAAAAATGGCATATATTGCAAAACGTTTTTGTCGTATTGTGCCAAGCAATACAGTAGGTATATTATACTTAATTGTAAAAAAATAGTTATCTTTACAAAATAATCTTGCAAAAGATAACTTTATAAAAATAACCATTTAAAAAAGTGTAAACTTAATAAGCCCTACCATTGACATATTTTTCAAATTATATTGTTCGTTCTAAAAAACATCTTTTATTCATTTAATTTTTCTTCGTTATATTCCATAGTTCCTAAAAGCATATTCTCCAGACTATTGAAATTATATTGTCTTGGCTTAAAATTATTAAAATTTGACGTTTTCTTGCTGTAGGAACTGTTTTTAACCTTCTTAATTGTATCCTCTATCTTTTTCACCGCCTTATCTTTACCCCTCTTAATTTTATTCAATACAACATATATGTTAGATATACTGCCACGCCTTATCCTTTTTATTTTGCTATTGTCAACTAACCATTTAATACATCTTTGGACTGTTCTAGTAGAACGATGCATCAGGGATGCAAGTGTTTTTTCCGATGGCCAGCATTTATTTTCATTCCCCCAGCATAAGGAATTAAGTATATTTAGTAGTCGATAGCAGGTACTCGGCATATCTTCGTACATATCTGCATTTTGTATAACTGTATATCCTCCGTGTAACTTCATTAAATTTTCACCTTCCATAATTATACCTCCATATACTTTAAATAGATTTAATATTCTGAATACTTAAAAATGAGCATAAAAAATACACCTCTTGACATTTCTATTTTTTTGAAATAAAATGAAAGTGTCAAAATTAAGTATTATTTAATATTTAGTTTTTTAATCAGAGTTGAGTATCTGTTATAGCCGCCTTTTCGGGCGGTTATTTCTTTTGCAATTCTAGTAATTTCTCAAGTTGTGATTCACTCAAAATCATGTCCTTTATATTGCCCCATTTTATTGGCTTGTCTTTGTTTCCACTTGCTTGTATGAGACGTATATTGTCCTTCCTTTCCACTATAAAAATAGATACTCTAGATCCAAATATATCTATATCCTGTAATACAATATTATCTGGACTTATATAGGCAGTTTGATAAAATTTATCTAAATACTTGTATTGCGATTGTTTTTCTAACATTTCTATCACCTCACAGAGCCGATTTAAGACATTTTAATGCCTGAGTATGGATATCTATATCCTTCTGGCGTGTATCGTGCTGTAATTGCCATTCTAAGGCTTTAATTGTTTTTAAGATTTTTTCCTTACTGTCTGGTATCGTAAATTCCAACATTTTTAATCACCTTTCCTCATTTTTATAAAATTTTTATCACTTGACTTTAATTGTTCCAATGGATTATAAGTATTAAAATCTTGTTGCAGATCATCGGTGAACATATCAACGTATTGTTTTACCATACTTATTGAAGAATGGCCTAACATTTTCTGCAACTTAAATATATCTCCACCATTTAAGATCCATTTCTTTGCAAATGTATGCCTGAACCTGTGAACCCCCGTAGTCATTACTCCACGTTTTCTGTTGTACTTCTCTATATTGTGGGAGAGGATATCAATATTCAAAAATCCACCATACGCATTTACAAATACATAATCGTCTGGCTTTCCCTCTCTATATTGCAAATATTCAAGTAATACTCTTTTTAAAGTATTGCTCATGGGTACAACCTGCTGCCTTCTATTTTTAGTCCATGTGTAGGTAATCAAGTCATTCTCAAAATCCAAATCTTTTATTTTCATATTGCATAATGTTCTAGCCCTGCAACCTGTGGCCATAAGAAAATTTACTATTACATAATTCCTATACTCTAAAAAAGTACATTTTTTTATATCTGGCTTTTCCAGTAATAACCTTAATTCTGCATCTGTGTAAGTTTCTATTACTTTTTTATCTACTTTAATAGTGTGAATTTTAAAAGTTTCCATATAATCCAGACGCATAAAGTAATATAGAATTGCCCTTAACGTTACAATACTGGTTTTTATACTTACTTCATTTTCTTTTGTTTTAGTTTTTAGAAATAAAATAAATTGTTGAATAGTTTCTGGAGTGATTGTTTTGATTTTTGTTGATGGTTTAAAAAATTTATAAATAACGTGACGCATCATATTTTTATAATGCCTTATTGTAGTTTCTCTTAAATTTTTAGCTCTACAATATAAAATAAATTCTTCAAAACCTTTTTGAAATGTTTTATCTTGCTTAATTTTATTTAACTCAATTCTTTCTTTTCTCATAAAAAAATCACTCACTCATTTACCATATTTTAGGTAGTAAACAAGTGAGTGATTTTCGCATTTCAATATTTTAAAATGCCTGTAAACCCTTCATATATCTTTCTTTGGTGCTCCCAGCAGGAGTCGAACCTGTGACCTACTGATTACGAATCAGTTGCTCTACCTACTGAGCTATAGGAGCAAACATACATTAATATTTTAATACAATTTTTCATTATAAT